TTACTCTACACCTGTCCATCTTGTTTCTCCTGTTTTAACGTAGGTTTATTATACATCATAACGCGACCTTTAGCCACTTTGCCGACAGTCTGTCAGCGTCCGTCTCCAGCCTCTTAATGTCCATAGCTTTAGAATTAGGCGCGCGTGTTGGACTACGCTTAGCCGGTAGCATAACATCAAAATCAGTCACCTCCTGTTTGTCTTTAATCCTGTGGTAAAGCGTAGAGGCGCTGACACCCGTTAAGAGCGCATAGGCATAAATTGTGTAACCTTCTCCAGTCACTAGCCTGTCGTGAGTACCTACAAAAATTGGTTCGTGCTTAGCCATTATTAAACTCCCATTGATAATACAAGTACTGTAAAGACGTAGAGTACAGCGACCGCTGCTATAGTACAAGCTGTAACAGCTACCATGCCAATCGCTGTTTGTATCGTATCTCTAGTCTGTTGTTTCTTACGCTCCCTAAGGAGCGCACTGTTTCCTTTATAATTACGCAGCATTTGCATACTCCTTGGCCCAAGCTTCGCTGACCTCATTAACACCGTAGTCGTAAATGATTTCGTCGGGCTCTTGATCATAGTCAAACACATAGGCAAAGCTGGCCAACTTGCGCCACTTTCCTTCTTTCTTAATGCTTGGTACTATCAAGACCACCTCACCCAAATCACAGGCTTCCATGTTGTCTTTCATATCTTTATAAGTGCTGTGGATACCGTCAAACTCTCCCTCGCCGTAAACCGCCATAGAATAGCCTTTATCAACAGCCCATTTAATTAAGTGTAGATGTGCTTTTTGCATAGTGTTCTACCTTACTTTAGTTAGTTTAATCGATAGCACTCCTTAAAATGCTACCTGTTAAATTAACTGGCTTCCCAATCGCTCTCTATTGCTAGCTTGACAGCCAAGCGGTTAAAAACTGCACCATCTCGGGTTTTCGCTGGTAAGCGGCTAAGTAATAAGCTGACTGCACGCTCTAAGCTGTATTCTTCAGGCATCCAGCACCATTCCTCGTACCAGTCAACGTCGTTGTTTAACCAGAGGGATACATTCCACGCATTCCAGCTTCTATGTCCATTATATTCTTTCATTGTTTGTTTCCTTTTAGTTTAAGTAAGAGAGAACAGCAGCCAAAGCAAATTTATAACCAGCGTACACCGCAGAGGCCCAAATTATATTTAAAACAATTTCTTCTAGTTCAATTCTAAACATTTATAATCTCCTCGTAGTTTATGCGAACACACTCTTGCGAATGTGCTCTGATAAATTACGCGTCTAACCACTCTCGCTCAGCTACTTCGAGTTGCTTGAGTGCTTCGTCACGTCTAGCTCTTGCTCTCGCTACCTTCGCTTTGTCAACTCCCAACTCTGCGACGCTCACTGGATCTTTTTTGTCAATGGAATGCGCCCTTGAAGCGTAGAAATTTTTGTGCCAGAGTAGATCAAGACTGGCCACAATTACCTCTGCTTCTCTCAGGTTTTTAAACCTCCAAAGCAGTCGACCTTTTGCCTGATTGTCGAGGACAGCTTGAGTATGGTACTCACGTGCCTGAGTTACTACAAGTCTAGCGCCTGACAGTAAGGTGCTTACCAGACTAATATCTTTAATTTTCATGTCGAAATTCATGTTATGCCTCCTCAGGCGTTAGTTGAATTAGTGGGGGAGCTGGTAGCGCTCATCGTGAACGTCTTCCCACGCGCAGTAGATGTCTTGAATGTCATCTAGGATGTCTTCGCGTTCCTGATTTAGACGTTTAATGCTGGCTTCGATCTCGTTCAGCTTGGCTTTAAGTTCTTGGCAAGGGTCGGAATTCATGTTGTTACTCCACTTGGTTGATTTATGCGAACACACTGTAGCCAATGTGCTCTGATAAATCAAACTCCCTCCACTTTGTGGATTTCTAATATTCTAGCTCTCTTAGATTTGAATGCGCTCCAGTCCTCAAGGACTCCGTCACGTATCGCTGCGACGTGTCCTTTAACGTGTACAATATAGCGGCCGTTGCTGGGTACGTTGTTGCGTAAGGTTGCTAATGTCTTGCCGAAGTAGTCGGCAGGTATAGGAACCAGACGCGCTCCGTGCTCCTCTAGGACTGCTTTAGTGTTGTAGCTCCAAACACCCTTGCCCGTTGTTCTAAAGTTTCTTTTCTCCAGCTTAGCTTTCGCTATACCAAAGCTCCAGTCGTTTAGCACCGCAACCGCGATCACTGCACAAAAGTTTGTATCTCCGTAGTGTCTCTTGCCGACATCGGCCAGCGTTGCATAGCTGTGCTTGAATCGTTTCTTAATTGCTCGCTTCATGTTAAACGCTCCGTTAAGTTGCTCATTAAAACACACCGCTTCGATATGCTTTAAAGAACAACCTGAGTTTGTCTCAGTGGCCAACAGTTCACTGCCAAGGCAGCTACTTACCACGTTTATTGATTGACAATTCAGCCTGTTCAATATGCCGCTTCTAGTATGTCTGTTGTTTCAGCTATTGCCACGGCTAACCAGCCTGAAACGCTTGACGCTATTAAGCGGGAGCTAGGGAGACTGTCCTCCTCGTTGCTGGCCTATAAGTAACCGTGGTCACTGCCAGCACTAGGTATCAATCTGAGAGGCCGTTCCTCCCTTGCTTGGCCACCATTCTACACGGCTGGATAATCATGTCAACATCTAATTTAATTTTTTTGTCAATCCGATTGTTTTACTGGTGTGCTACTACTAGGGGCTGATGTGTCTCGTGGGTATCCTCTAGCATACTCACACTCCTCCTGTCAAGCCTGCTGTGTCCTTTACCACGGGATGACTCGTGTTGTCAAGCGGAATCTTTGGGGTTGACAAAAGTATATCGCCTGTAGTACAATGGGAGGGGGGGGCCGCTTGTTACCTTTAGTTTTCATAAGTACCCGCCTGTATACTAAAAAAACCAAATGTAGGATAATAGCAATAAAAAGAATACATAGCCGTTACGTAAGCTATTGATTTACATAAGTATACTTAAGACTAACGTGAGTAAATAAAAGGGAGAAAAGTTGACACGAGATGGAACTTTTGGTTTGGCTCGCGGCCTAATGGCTCGTAACGGAGACTATAGTAAATTAGTTAAAAAAGTTCTTGACTTTTCCTTTAAAATATGCTATAATATATACTATAGTAAGTTAAGAAGTATTTAGTCTTTTACTTTAAAGATAATAATTAAAGAAATAACTTAACGCGGTCTAAGGTATACTTAAGTATACTTAGGTAACCAAAGGAGATAGTTATGCCTAACGATGCTGAGGCAGGAGAAGAAGATAGTCAGTCAAACGTTGTAGCGAAGCGGAAACGTGGACGGCCGAAGAAGACTGACATTGTCAACCGTAAGAGGGGTGCAACTGGTTTAGGCAGAGGCAGACCCAAAGGTGACGCTGCTATCATCAACGAGTATAAGACTAGGATGCTTACGTCTCCTAAGTCTAAGAAGGTCTTAGAGTCCATCTTTGATGCTGCTCTAAACGATGACCACAAGAACCAAGCGGCTGCATGGAAGCTGGTAATAGATAGGGTCTTACCTACCAGTTACTTTGAGAAGGATAAAGCTGGGGGAGGTCGTGGTGGTATTAACATATCAATCACTGGTGTTGGTGGTGAAACTACTGTCATATCAGACAATGAAGATATAGAGGAAGGAGAGTACACCGAAGATGTATGATATCAACCAAGACCTAGATTACTTCACCAAAGAAGAGTTTGCCTGTCAGCACACAGGTGAGAATGAAATTAAAGATACATTCCTATTGAAGCTAGACCTGCTTAGAGCAAGGTGTGGTTTTCCATTTGTTATAACTAGTGGCTATCGTAGCCCTAATCACCCGATTGAATCGAGGAAGGAGAAAGCAGGAACTCATGCCCAAGGCATTGCAGCGGACATTAAAGTTAGTACGGCACAACAAAGGTACACGCTGGTTGAGGAAGCTATCAAGATGGGATTTGGAGGCATTGGAATACACAGTGTCTTCGTGCATGTTGATATGCGCAATGTTGACAGTGTTGGTTCGTCTGTAATGTGGTTGTACTAACTAGGAGTAGATAGAATGGTAGCAGGTATCGGTAAAGCATTAGGAAGCGCGTTGTCTAAAGGTTTGGCTAAAAACATAGGTAGTTCTACTGCTAAACTAGCTAGAACAAGCGCTACAAAGAAAAGCTTAGAAAGTGGTCGTCAAGGTTCTATCATTGAGGCACAGAAAAAAGAAAAGCAAATTAGAGCTAAAGCTTTAAAGAAAGCAGCTATGGAAGCACGTAAAAAGAAACAAAAGACTTTTACGTTCCAAGGTAAACGCTACGTAACTGCTAATCATTAATGACTGACTTAAAGGTTGAATTACTACCTTGGCAACAAAAGGTCTGGAATGATGAGGCTCGCTTCCAAGTAATAGCTGCTGGTAGACGTACAGGTAAGTCTCGTCTCGCTGCATGGAAGTTAATCATTGAAGGTCTGACTACGACTAAGGGTCACGTCTTCTACGTTGCTCCTACACAAGGTCAGGCTAGAGACATTATGTGGCAGACGTTACTAGAAGTAGGTAACCCAGTCATTGTGTCTAGCCACGTCAACAACCTACAGATTAAGCTAGTCAACGGTGCTACTATTGCACTTAAGGGTGCCGATAGACCAGAGACTATGCGTGGTGTCAGCCTTAAGTTCTTGGTCATGGATGAGTACGCCGACATGAAGCCGGAGGTCTGGGAGCAAATCCTGAGACCTGCCCTAGCTGACCAAAAGGGTTCAGCGATGTTCATAGGTACGCCTATGGGCCGTAACCACTTCTACGACCTACATCAGTACTCTGTACTGGCTAAGGATAAAGACTGGAGTGGTTGGCACTTTACTAGTTACGATAATCCTTTACTAGACGCAGAAGAAATTAATGCAGCTAAGAAGTCGATGTCAGCCTTCTCCTTTAGGCAGGAGTTTATGGCATCCTTTGAGGCAGCAGGTGGTGAGCTCTTTAAGGAAGAGTTCGTAAAGTTCTCAGAGGAAGAACCTGAAGATGGTGGTTATTACATTGCTGTCGATTTGGCAGGATTTGCAGATGTCCAGAAAGCTACAACTAAAACTAATCGTCTTGACCAAACGGCTATCGCTGTGGTTAAAGCGAACACTGAAGGTTGGTGGGTTGCTAATATCATACATGGCCGTTGGGGAGTCGAAGAGACTGCCAGACGAATCTTTGAAGCAGTCAGAGACTACCAACCAATCTCAGTAGGTATCGAGAAAGGTGCCCTAAAAAACGCTGTACATCCATACCTAAATGATATAATGAAGAAGAACCAACGATTTTTTAGAGTAGAAGAGCTCACCCACGGTAATAAACGTAAGATTGATAGGATTGTGTGGGCGTTACAAGGTAGGTTTGAACATGGTAACATTACACTAAACAAAGGAAAATGGAATACACAGTTCCTTGATGAGCTGTTTCAATTCCCCAATGCACTTGTTCACGATGATTTAATAGATGCCTTAGCCTATGTAGACCAGTTGGCTAAGATAGCTTACGCTATTGATTACGAAGAAGAAGAATATGAATTTATTGACTCTTACGCAGGATATTAAATATGTTTGACAACGACTATAGCAGCACCGAAGAATCTCTTGAGGGCTGGGTAGGTAACAAAGCTACAGATTGGCGTGATCATTTTGAAGCTAATTACTCACAGAAGTTCGATGAGTACTATCGTTTATGGCGAGGACAGTGGTCTGCTGAAGATATGACCCGCCAGTCAGAACGTTCTAAGATTATCAGCCCAGCACTACAGCAAGCTGTTGAGTCATCCGTAGCGGAACTAGAGGAAGCTACTTTTGGTCGTGGTAAATGGTTCGACATCAAAGATGACCATGCTGACGAAGAAACTGCTGATGTTGTTTTGCTCCGTAAGAACTTAGAGTCAGACTTCAAACGAAATCAGATTCGTAAAAGCATTGCTGAATGTTTAATCAACAGTGCTGTTTTTGGCACAGGCATTGCTGAGATTGAAATTACAACTGAAAAAGAAATGGCTCCTGCTACTCAACCTGTTATGGGTGGAGAACTTACAGCAGTAGGCGTTACAATTAAAGATCGTACCTGCATTAAGCTTAATCCTGTAATGCCTCAGAACTTCCTTATTGATCCAGTAGCTACTTCCGTTGAAAATGCCTTAGGTGTAGCTATTGATGAGTATGTGTCGCTACATGTCGTTGAGCAGCTACAGGAACAAGGTGTTTATCGAGAAGTAGAACTTAATACTTCCCCTACTGATTTTGATTTAGAGCCTGATCACGACATCACCACGACATATGACGAAGATAAGATACGTTTAACTAAGTACTATGGTCTGGTTCCTCGTTATCTTCTCGATGAAGCCATGAGTGATCCGGACGCAGAGGAAGAAGCTGTCACGCTTAGCGATAATGCAGAGGAGGAAGACACTTCTTACTACGTAGAGGCTATCGTTGTTGTTGCTGACGGTGGTATTCTCCTTAAAGCTGAAGCTAACCCGTACATGATGGTTGACCGTCCTATTGTTGCATTCCCTTGGGATGTCGTTCCTAGCCGTTTCTGGGGCAGAGGAGTATGTGAGAAAGGGTATAACTCTCAGAAGGCGTTAGACGCAGAACTACGAGCTCGTATCGATGCTCTAGCACTGACTGTACACCCTATGTTGGCTATGGATGCCTCTCGTATGCCTCGTGGT